TGCTGGGTGTATAACGAGGTAAGGGTTACTTCATAAGTTGGGTTTATGTGTACCACTTGAGGTATACCAATAAAGTCATAAACAGTTTTTGTCTTTTTTCTTCTTTTGTTCTGCGTTGACTGCCCGGTTCGTTGTTTCGCAAGTGCGTTGGAGAAATCTGCTGTTTTATTTTGCATTATTCTTTTTGCGATTTGGATTGATGCTCCGTTTGAGTCGGCAGGAACGTTTCCTTGGAAGATTCCTTTTTTTGAAGGATCTTTTGATAGGCCGGTTCTCGCAACAGTAATAATCGGAAAGTTTAGAATATCATTTGTTCTTGGATCTTTCTTTGTATACCAAGCTCGTTCTGATCCTTGCCAAATAACCGGAACTTTCTTGAACCCTTTGTTTGTTCTTGTGCTAATGTTTAGATCTTCATTGACAAAGTTAAAAACAGCCTCGTCAATGTTTTCCAATGTTGAGGGTTCGAACGGGATGTGTATTAGTCTTTCTGATCCGTTATTGTCCATCGAATAATCCTTCTCTTGATCTCAAACACTTGGCTGAGATCTCAAATCGTCTGTCTGCTTGGCCAAATAGAAGCCTGGGTTCCATAAGGGTTGTTATTTCGTATAAGATCTCGTCATACAGCACAAAGTCGCCTTCTCTAACATAAAGATCTTGGTCTTCTGTAAGCCTTCTTTTATGGAAGTTTACAGTTATTGAGGCAGTTTTGTCTAAACCGTAGTTTGATGTTTCTGTTTGGATGCCATCAAAGTTGACTAGTGCGTATACTCTAACCGGAGGAAGGAAAGATTTTTGGATTGCCTCCCCATAAAGTGAATGATAGTTTGTATGCTCTAAGGAAAGTGGGTAATAAGCAACTGTTTGGCCTATTACTCTTTCTATTAGTTCATCATTTACTTGTTTTACTAGATCTCGCTCTTTCTCGTTGAAAAAGAGTGGCGGAGGCGGTTGAGCCGGTCTAGACCATTTGTTGTCTGCCATTATGCGCTACCTTGTGGGCCGGCATAGATCGGCATTGGAATAGCCTTGAAGGTCTCAACCACTGCCGAAATCTTTGTTTGATCATCTTGCGCAAGTTTGGTATAAGTCAACTCGTCCATAATGGTCTTGAGTTCGTCTCTAAGGGCTTGCTTTTCTGTCTTGCTCTCATCCTTTAGCGCAGTACCGTTCAACGTCACAGACTCGCCAGGAATAGGCACTGTGGCGAACTTAGAACGTATCTCTCCTAGTTGTCCTTTCGATACAGCAAAAGCATAGCGCCGAATCCAATGTTTGCCTATAGCGTTAATAGAAGCATACGGCACATTTTCGTATGGAAGGGTGTTTAGGTTATTTACACCATTGATTTGCTTTTCAACATAACCAACAGATGAAGAAAGCGGTGATTCATCTACTGAATACTCGATCCACATCTTTTTGGGCTGAACAATGGTGGGGGCAGGAAAAATACGAAGTTGGTTGTTTCTTAATTGGTATGAAAAACCGCTTGTTCTTGTATAAATAGCGTCCTCAAAAGCCATTGCCTGGGCTTTATTTTGCCAGGTTGGAATAACTTCGAAAGTTGAGTCATCGGCAAACTGACCATAGCTAGATAAGTTGCCAACGGCGTTCAAGCCGCCATAGTGTCCATAAAAGCGCCACATTGCTTGTGGAGTCTTATAAAAAACTTTTCTAACTAAAATCCTACTATCTGTTCCTACTCTTGCTGAGTGGACCGGATCTGCTCTTAGGATGTTTTCTAGGTCATAGTCCTGCTTCTTAACCTCAACATCGATCGAGGCTGAATAGATGTTAGTCAAGCCGCCAACACGAACTTCTGTGCCGACAGCATCACCAACTCTGCGTGAATATTCAAATGAAAAGCGAGTATACTTTATAGCAGCTGCCGATCCGGAAGCGTCGCCGCCTATTATTGTGCCGTCTGAGTCAAAAGAGCCGGTTGAGGATCCTAGCAGATCAGAAAGAGAGTTTTTGCTTTGATGTAGATTGACTAGATAAGAGTATTCTATACAAGCATCTTCATAAGCCGCATAAACATTGCCGGCTGTAAGCTCAATATCCAAAACATCGCCGCCAAGCATTTTGTATGTATAGGCAACTTGGTCTGAGGCGCCTGTTAGAAAGGAGTCTGATGCCGAATAAATGCCGTATGGTAAAGCTGCGGTTACATCAGTTGCTGTCCCGGTCTGCGGAAGTATTATTGCTGATGTTTGAGAAATGGGTGTTAGGACAGGCAAAGACATTCGTGTATTCTCCTTATAAGTGCTCTATCTTAAATAGTTCTTGGCAAAAGAAAACCCCCAGTGTTTCCACCGGAGGCCTCTTTTATCCTAGTTTAGACTAGTTCTTATCCAAGGAAATCCTTGCAGACAACTAGACCGTACATATCCGGACGAACCATCTTCTTGGCGTATCGGGTCATGACACCCTTACGAGGTACGAAGTCCTCGACACCGAAGATAGTCGGAGTCACCTGGAGAGGGACATACGGAGCGTACACATAGCCACTTTCGAGGAAGGAAGCGCCCTTGCGACCAACTAGTACGACATTGCGTAGGAAGTAAGGGTCGACATAAACGTCAAACTTCTTGGAAAGTGAACCAACACGAACAGCACCAATGCTACCACGGTCATCATCGTGAGTTACAGCAGCACGGAAGCCGGCGGTGAACTCAAGAAGGTTAGCCATTTCGGGGGAGACAACAATAAAGTTGGCGCCGCCACGAAGTGTCTTACGGTGGATCTGAGCGGAAACGTCATTGATTGTCTCAATGAGAGTTTCATACCATTCTGAAACATTACCAGTGAAGTCGGCTCCGAGAAGTGACTCGTTCTGGGTTCCGTTGGCGATGTCAGCACCAGTCTCACGATCGACGAAACGACCCGGTCGGCGTGACCAGTAGAATGTACCAGCAGTTGCGCCCTTGACAAGGTCTTCAAGGATCTCACGGTCAATCTCAAGAGCAACCTGCTCTGAAAGGATTGAAGTAAGCTCAACTTCTGCATCCATGTTGTGGTATGCGTTGAGGTCCTGACCAAGCTCCGGAGTCCACTTCGCCTTGAGCTTCTTGGTGACTGCGGTGACTGATACGGAATCGACCTTGATGTCGATCTCGGGGATATCAGCGTTGTTCTCAAGTCCCCAAATGTCGGTTCCGGCAACGGATCCAAGTGCGCCGCCCTCGATGAAGTCGTCGTCAATTGGGAGGGTGCATGCTGTTACGGCATCTAGTGATGAGGAAAGAGTGTTCGATGTCTCTGAGCCTGAAGCCTCAAGAACAACAAGAACCTTTGTTGAGTCTGTTGGGTCAAAGCCAGTAAGTCGTCGAACTTGACGTCCGTTGCCAACGCTGGTAAGGGTTAGGCCAACAAAGTTATCCTCGTTGAACTGGCCACTTGTTAGGGTGGCAAGTGGTATTGTTGCAGCAGCGAAAGCCGAACCTGAAGTTAGGTCAGCGTCGAAGCGAAGAAGTCTCTGGAGATCGTAGCCTGTTGAACTGCCGCCAAATACAAGGGCACCGCCATCTGTAACAGATCCTGAAGCAACGATTGTTGTTGCAATAGTGATTGAAGATGTTGGTGAAGCGAAGCCATTGTTGAGGGCGTAAGGGCCTTTCTCAGCATCGGCGCCGGTGAGGATGATACCACCGGTGATCTGTGAAGCGACTCGGCCGCCTCCGTAGATTGAATCTCCACCATCGTTACCAAGACGATTGCCGGTATCACTTGAGAAAGTGAAGTCCATGAAGAAGATTAGACCTGAAGGAAGTGACATCGGCTGAACAGAAACTAGGTCCTGAGCAACAAGTGATGCGAATACACGTCGAACGAGAGGGAATGCAACTGCTGCAAAGCCTTCAACGTCGGCGCCGGCCATTGTGGATGATTCACGAAGAAGCTCCTTGGCCTGGTTTTCAAGTAGACGAGCCATCTGGTGACGCTTGTCATCTGTGTTTAGACCTTCAAGTAGTCCTGTTCGCTCCCACTTATTAAGTAGTGCGTTTGACTCCTGGTGAAGGTCACGGGGCTGGATGCCCTCTGTGAGTGTCTTAAGTACTGACATTTTAAAATTTCTCCTTTTTTTATTAAAGTATGCCTGCTAGTCTCTTCATACGAAGAACGTCGCTTGACTCGCTTATTGTTTGTTTTTTTGCGGAGCGAGCCACAAGTGTTCTAACCTTTAGCGCTTCAGTCAAGTTTTCTGGACCAGCATTCTTTGCAGGTTCAGACGAAACCGTTTCACATAGAGTTTCAAACACAGCTTTGACCTTATCGGTCGTGTCGGCCCGGTTGATTGTTTCGACAATTTTACTTTTTTGCCGCTCATTCAAGGAGTTATCTATTAGGGCTTTGTTTGTATAAAACAGTTTTGTGTTTACGAGATGAGACTCTGAAAGCTTATTCTGCAAGCTCTCAACCAATACTGCTGTATTCTTTATTACATTGTTTTTTTCTGTTAGTTCTTTTTCTAAACTGTTCTTGCTCTCGGTGAGT